CACGGGTGCTTGTTGTTGGTACTAAATTCTGAGAACCAGCAGGAAAACGAAAATCTAGTCCAGGCTGGTAGTTATAAGCACTACTAGAAGGACCTTCAGGAATATTGCTTCGAATCACCGCAGCCAATTCCGGAGCCTGAGCTTCAATAGCATCAGCGACCTGGGCATTTGGGTTAGGGCGCCCAGTAAGAACGCGCATTGGCTCGGGCATACGTGAAGCGCTTGGTGGTGCTCCCCAAGCGGGCTCCGGTGCGCGACGAGTCATGGTAGACACATCACGTGTGCCAATAATGCCAGTTTTAGGTGCTCGACTAGGAGCAGATTGCGCAGCTTCAGTGAGAACTTTCTTAGCTCCACTAAAACCAAGCATATTAGCTAAGGCTTTAGTAAAAGGCTCTAAAAATTGAACCCTAGGATCGTCAGCTTTAAGTCCCACTGTTGCTCGCTAGTTATTTACTGCAATCAGTTTAGCGCCAATTTGCGCGGAAGTATAACCGATCGGATCTTGATACATCAGGAGGCCCAGGCAGAGCCTGAATGAATTCGCCGCCTGAACGTTCGAAACGGTAACGCGAAGCAACAGGATCGCGATAGTTAGGCACATAAAGCATTTGAGCCAATCGATCACATTCGTAAAGATAATTTTCTCGCCACACGCGAGTCACTTCTCGCTTGTCTTGGATATTGATAGAACGACTAACATCGCCAAGAATTGTTTCTTGTCGACTTGTGGCACGACCGGTTGCAAGCTCAGTTAAACGTTCAGCTTCTTCGCAACGCTCAATTTGTTGAACAATTTTGTCGTTATAAAACTCGCTAGGTATACTGTTACATGCTTCTAAAAGACGCGCATAATCACCAGCAGGTACAGTAGCGATATTATATCCTAAATGGTAAGCTACACGACTAAAGTTAAAATCATCAAGTTTATAACCAAACGTCTGTGCAGGGTTTCTAGTTATCTGATTGATGGCTGCGTAGATAACCTCACGCTTAGTAGCGTCGGTTGTCGTTGCATTAAAAGCGACCCCTTGCTGAGCTAAATAACTTTGAATTTGCTCTAGCTCTTGCTGCGTAAGTTGGGCCACGGATCACCAAACATATATTTTTTATTCTACGTAAACTTCTCCCGTAGCAAAAACTTCGTCCCAATCGATCCTTTTTACAGCCTTAAGCTGATCAAGCTTGGCAAAACGCTCACCAGGGAGACCTTGTTTCAGCTCGATAATTTCTTTAGCTGTTTTAATCCCCACACCGGGAAGCGCTTGGGTCAGTCCTTCAGCGGTCAAGTTATTAAGGTTGATCCTGTTGTCTACAGGTACTTGAGGTTTGACGACGACCTTCTCAGGCTTAGGAGTAGAAACTTTTCGACGCGAGCGTCGATTTACGACGGGTTTGTCGTCAGAAATAGATTTTGTATCTACTGGATCTTGAAGTTGATCTTTGTGAGCAAAAAAGACTTTAGCGGATGTATCAGAGCGAACCATAAAATACTCTCCTTCGTCATGGACAGAGAGAACGGTGACTTTGATTCCGCTAGGAGCGTAGATTTTTGTTGACATAGCAATCACTATACGGACAGTAGTTTATAGCAAATTCATGTAGAATGCTATTACTGCGGGTTAATTATGGGTATTCCTTTTGGCCGAATGGCAGGCGAAGTCACAAAATACATTAAAAAACATCCACTTGCCGCTGGGGGCGATACGTTTAACGCAGTTCTAGAACTGAAAAACCCTAATGAACCAGATCCTATAAAGAGAGGGATCTTAGCAGTAGGTGTGCCAGTTTTAGGTACGGTGTCTACTGCGGTGACAAGGGGATTTGATTTTATTCCTCAAGCAATGGACATTCTTGGAACAGCGGGAGCAAACGCAGGTTTTCCAGATACACGAGAAACACGAAATATATACGGTTGTGCTCCTTTTTTAAACACTGATAACTACGCAAGATTATTACTTGGAGCTAGTAATAGTCCTGCTATTAAACAAAAACTTGGCAGAGCAAGGGAGTTTTGCGGCGAAGCAATAAAAGACGCAGCAAGGCGACCACGTGCGGGTGGTCTGGTTATGCCTGTGCGCTAATCTTCAAAGCCAAAAACTCCAGCATCCCACTGGGGTTTCATTCGTTTTTCGGCAATTTTTTCAAGGTTACCTAGATACATCTCTCGCTTAGCCCAAGTATCACCACCCTCAACTCCTTTCTTAGGGTTGATACATTTTGGTGAATTAGCTGTGTTACAAACCAGACCGGCTAAATCTTCTTCTTTTGCTTTAACACCCGTGGCCCAGTAAAGTTGGGCATCAAGCCATCGCGCCCCGCATTTAGGGCACTCATCTCGTTTAATAACGAGTTCAGAAAGCTCAGGCATAGCACTAAAACTATGATCAACATAGTTTAGATAGCGAATAAATAAATAAAAGTATCTATTGTTAAATTAAGACAAAAAAAAGACCCCCTTTGCTGTAAAAGGGTCAGTTCGTGTTCCCGATAATTGTATCAGGTATAGTGTCTATACGCTCAAATGCCCCCTGTGGAGTCCCAACCTCAAGCTAAGCATCCTCTTTTCTATGCGTGGAAGAGCTGTCTTGACCGCTGTTTAAATCCGAACAATCCTGGGTATAAAAAATGGTATGGCGCTAAAGGTATAACTGTATGCGAAAGATGGGCTAAAAGAAACTCTGTGGGGACTACCCGAAAGTGGGCACCTGGATTTAAAGCTTTTGTGGAAGATATGGGTCCAAAACCTTCCCCTTCGCATTCTCTTGATCGTATTGATCCTGCCGGTAATTACGAGCCGTCTAACTGTCGATGGGCCACGCCGTCGCAACAAGCATCGAACAAAAAACCCTACAAAAAACCATCAGTTCAGGGAGAAAAAAACAAAAACGTAAGGATGACTGAGGAACTTGTTTTAAAACTTAGAGAAGATAGAAAACAAGGATGCACTTATGATGATTTGAAATTTAAGTATGGTATCTCAAAAGCTACGGTAGCGCAGATCGTAAGAAGAAAAACTTGGACACATATCTAATAAAAAGCCCCTCCCGAAGGAGAGGCTAGATATTGAGTCAAAGCTGACTCAAATTGGAGATGTCGAGGTGTAAACAGAAGACTCAACGAGGCCATCGGGCTGAAGAGCCAGATCTTGACGCTCGGGAGCTTCATCAGGAACGATCCAGCAGACTTCGCAGATCGCGAGAGCCTTGTTATCGCCAGCCAGGCTGTTGGCAGCGGCGCGGGGATCGTAAACGCCGGAACCCTGAGCCAGACCAGAAGCAGCAGCACCGCCCAGGTCGGTCGTGGTGAACAGCTTCCACTGAGTCTCGGAAGACAGAGCGGACAGGGAGCTGGAGTCGATGATGTTGACAGAAGCAGAGCTTCCATTAGCGATCCGGCTGTTAGAGCCGGTCACAGACACACCAAACTGACCGGACACCACAGTGCCGTCGTCGAGAAGACCTTCGCCCACAGCGGGAACAAGGGTCAGCTCGGGGGTGCTGTCAGCGCCAGCAACACCGCTGCTAACGAGGTCGCCACCGTCGATGCGCAGGGAAGCGCGATAGACGTAAGCAGAAGCGGGAACCTTGATGCCATCAGTGATATCAGCCCGGACATCCTTATGGAAGTCAGGAGAAGGGATGATGACATCGCCATTCAGGAAGGGCTGCTCAGCAGAGTTCTGACCAGAGCCGTAAGGACGGGTGTAGTAAGAGAGCTGATTGTTGGTGCCCAGAGCCTGATAGCTCATGTCCACGTATCCGACTGCCTGTTGGGCAATCCAACCGGGACGGAACACAACACCGACAGGACCGCCGATAGGCTGGTTGGTCAGGTTGGTGGAAACACCGTTCGCGTTGTTGTACTGAACGGTCTTTTCTTCGTGCCAGTAACGAAGAACGTTGGTGTAGTTGCCAGGATAGATCTTGGCAACGTGGAGCTGGTTAGAGTTAATAGCCATTGTCAGTTACCTCCTCAAGCGTCGAAAGAGTAACCAACGGTCACGAAGTCTGCGTTAAGCAGTTCGAAACCAGCATACAGGCTCCAGATCATCATGATGAAACGTGAGAAGTCATCATTGTTGTTCAGGAGAACCTGAGCGTTGTTGCCGCCGATGCCGACGCCAACAGACTGAGGACCGAAGAAGATACCGATCGCAGCGTTGTAGTCAGCGGTGCTGCTAGCAATCGTTGCGTTCTGTGTCTGAGAAGGCATGTTGGTGGATTCGAAGAATCGCACACCCTCAAAGACAAAGCCAGTCGGCATGATGGGCTCGCCAGCCACGAAGGAAGCTTGGCCAAAGCCCTGACCCATGTACAGCGCAGCATTAGGCTGCATTGCGGACATGAGTGGGTTGATCTGACCGTTACCGGGGTAACGGGCCACCTCGCGGAAGTCGCTGTTCTGACGCAGGTGCATCAGGAAGGTGGGGTCGCAAACGCAGCGATAGAAGCCGTCCTGGTAGGTCGGGGTGTTGCGCTTACGGAGGGACTTGACCACGCGGAGGAGGTCGTCCTTGACGTCAAACTTAGCTTGCTCGGCGTTGGTATAGGTCAGGGAACCGGTAGCCAGATCGCCAGGGAAGTAGTAACCACCCTGAGAATCAGAAGCTTGGCCCTTAGAAACAGCTTTCAGGAGTTCGTTGATGAACACCCGATCGCGCCAACGACGGTAGTCATCCAGCAGAGTCAGGCTGCCGATTGACTGGTGGAAGGTAGTCAGATTACCGGTGTCCAACAGCAGGCGCTGGGCGGTAATCAGGGTTTCCCGAGCAATCTTGAAAGTAGAAGGCTGGGTAGGATCGGACGGATCAGCAGGACCAGTGTACTCTTTAAGAGTCACCAGGACCTTGTCCTTCACGATGTTACGGCTGTTAGCAGTACCGA